GACTGGTTTGGCGTATGACCCTAGTAGAAAGTTAAATAAAATGCAAAAGTTTAGACAGGTAAAATCAGGCGAAAATGGTAAAGTTTTAAACTTTAATTACACACCTGTTCCGTACAATGTAAGTTATACCTTAAACATTTTTACAGCAACAGCAGAAAACGGATTAATTATTGTAGAACAAATTTTACCATTTTTCCAACCTGATTATACGGTAACAATTAATATGGTACCTGAATTAAATATAAAAAGAGACGTACCAATAATTTTAAATAATGTTGCTTATGAAGATAGTTATGACGGTAGTTTTACTACAAGAAGAGCCGTAATATATACTTTAAATTTTACAGCAAAAACTTATTTATTCGGACCAATGACTAATCAAAAAGTTATTAAAGAAGTACAAGATGATTTATATACAGATATTAATAAGCCACCATCAACAAGAGAGGAAAGGATTATTGTGACACCAAATCCTGCTACTGCTGACGCAGATGATGATTTTGGATTTACTACACAAATTTTAAATTTTAGTGACGGTAAAAATTATAATCCGGTAACAGATACAGATGAGTAAACTTGAAGATAACGTAAATGAAATTTTAGGAATTGAAAAGAAAACTGAAGTTGCTATAAAAGACTTTGAGCAACCAGCTCCTGTTCCTAGAAAAGTAGATGAAAATAAAAATGATATTGATAATGATTATGTAAATAGTAGAGATAATTATTATAATCTAATAGATAAAGGTAATCAAGCCATTGAAGGTATATTAGATATTGCAAAAGAAGGCCAACACCCTAGAGCATATGAAGTTGCAGGTCAATTGATTGGTCAAGTTGCACAAACGGTAGATAAATTACAAGACTTGCAGAAAAAATTAAAAGATTTAAAAGAAGTACCTAACAAAACAAGTGCTAATATTAAAAATGCTTTGTTTGTTGGTTCAACGGCAGAATTACAAAAGATGTTAAAAAAAGATGAAGTTATTGAAGGCGAAAGCACAACAGCAACCGAAGATAATACTGGAAATAAGTAAAATCCATTATATCAAATCTATGACACCATTGCCAGAGTTAATGGCTGGTGAGGAGTTGCAGAATCCTATTGAAGTAAGACAACATCACTATTCTTTGACACCTAGAAAAGGTGTTGGTGGTGTACCTTATGAAGAAAAACATTATAGTGTTTTTAGAGGTAGTCAAAGGGTACAAGCAGCTTTAAAGTTAGGTTATACACATATAGAGGCAGTAGTAATAAATGAGTGATTCATATCTAGGTAATCCAAATTTAAAAAAAGTAAATACACCTGTTGAATTTACAAAAGACCAAATTGTAGAATTTCAAAAGTGTAATAAAGACCCTATTTACTTTATGAAAAAATTTATTCGTATTGTATCTCTTGATGAGGGTCTAGTACCTTTTGAAATGTATCCTTTTCAAGAACATATTGTAAGAACAATACACGATAATAGATTTACAATATGCAAACTACCAAGACAATCAGGTAAATCAACTACCGTGGTTTCTTATCTATTACATTATGCATTGTTTAATCCTAATTCAAACATTGCCATACTTGCTAATAAATCTTCTACTGCTAGAGATATTTTAAGTAGAGTACAATTAGCATATGAAAACTTACCAAAATGGTTACAACAAGGTGTTATAAACTGGAACAAAGGTAATATAGAATTAGAAAATAAATCTACCATTGTGGCGGCTGCAACATCTTCAAGTGCAATCCGAGGTGGTTCTTATAATATTATTTTTCTTGATGAGTACGCTTTCGTACCACCTAATATAGCAGAAATGTTTTTTAGCTCAGTTTATCCAACAATATCATCTGGTTCTAAAACTAAAATGATTATTGTATCTACACCTTATGGTATGAATCAGTTTTATAAATTATGGACAGACGCAGAAAATAAAAGAAATGATTATGTACCTATTGAAGTACATTGGTCAGAGGTACCAGGTCGTGATGAGAAGTGGAAAGACGATACTATTAGAAATACCTCACCAGAGCAATTTCAACAAGAGTTTGAATGTGAGTTTTTAGGTTCTGTAAATACACTTATTAGTCCAGCAAAAATTAAAAATATTACTTTTCATACACCAATAAAATCAAATGCAGGCTTAGATGTTTATGAAGACCCTATTAAAGATAAAACATACGTGTGTTGTGTTGATGTCGCTAGAGGTGTATCAAAAGATTATTCAGCATTTACAATTATTGACGCTACACAAATGCCTTATAAGGTTGTGGCTAAATACAGAAACAATGAAGTAAAACCTATTTTGTTTCCTCACACAATTGAAAGAGTATGTAAAGCATATAATCACGCTCATATATTAGTAGAAACAAATGACCTAGGTCAACAAATTGCAGAAGCTTTACAATTTGAATTAGAGTATGATAACTTGTTAATGACTACACAAAGAGGTCGTGCTGGTCAAATATTAGGCGCAGGTTTTTCAGGTAGAGGTTCTGGTTTTGGTGTTAGAATGACTAAACAGATTAAAAAAATTGGTTGTGCTAATATTAAAACACTAATTGAAAGTGATAAGTTAATTATTAATGACTTTAATATCATTGAGGAGATGTCAACATTTATTAAAAAAGGTCAAAGTTGGCAGGCTGAAGAAGGAAATTCAGACGATTTGATGATGTGTTTAGTTATATTTGGCTGGTTATCTAATCAACCATTCTTTAAAGAAATGACAGATACTAACGCAAGACAACAACTATACGAAGAACAACAAAACTTAATTGAGCAAGATATGTCACCTTTTGGCTTCGTGGATGATGGTACTCCTGACCACGAAAAGGTAGAAGTTGACGAATACGGTACGGTTTGGCACCCCGTAGTGAGAAAAGGTCTATAAACTACGTATATTATAAATATCAGTAGAGTATGAAATTTGACTATGGGCGTATGAACAATACGAGTTTTGACTAAAATGAGTAATAATAATTTGCAAATTAAGAAGGAGAAACCCTAATGGCATTTCAAGTATCACCAGGTGTTCTCGTACAGGAAAAAGACTTAACAAGAATTATACCTGCTGTTTCAACTTCAACAGGCGCTTTTGCTGGAAAATTCAGTAAAGGTCCTTTGGACGAAGTAGTAAGTATTTCTAGTGAGCAAGAACTTGTAGCAACTTTTGGCAAACCTGATTCTTCAAACTTTGAAGATTTTTTCAGCGCTGCTAACTTTCTACAATATTCTAATGCTTTAAGAGTTGTACGTGTACAGAATTCATCTGTATCAAACGCTACCGAATCAGGTTCGGCGTTTGTAATAAAAAATACTACTGATTACACAAATAACTATGCCGCTGGTCAAGCTTCTGTTGGTTTATGGGCAGGTAGAACTGCTGGCGCATTTGGAAACTCTTTACAGATTTCCTCTTGTCCATCTGCTACTGCTTATGAAGAAGTAAACAAAACTACCGTTGCTGACGCCGCTATGGCTGTCGGTGACACGGTTGTGACGGTTACTTCAGCAGCAGGAATTACGGCTGGAGACATTGTTAATTTTGGTGATGAGTACGAATATAGAGTAATAAGTGTGGCTACTAATGATTTAAACATTGTTAGAAAAGATGAGCCTGCTTATTTTGGTACGTCTGAATCTTCTGGTCTACATCAAGCACCTACAAACGGCGCTCAAGTAAGACGAAGATGGAAATATTACGATTTATTTGACAGAGCACCAGGAACATCACCTTATGCACAAGCTAAGAGTGGTGTAAATGATGAACTTCACATTGTTGTAATAGACGAAGATGGTGAAATTACAGGAACTAAAGGCGATGTTTTAGAAAAATTTGAAGCAGTATCAAAAGCTTCAGACGCTAAGACAAGTCAAGGTTCTGTAAATTACTATCCAGATGTAATCTATAAAGCTTCAAACTATATCTACTGGATGGACCACAACGCTGGCGGTTCAAACTGGGGTAGTGCAGCTTCAGGAACAACTTTCACAGACGTGACTGCTGTTTCTAATGTATCACTTCAGGCTGGTTCTGATGGTTCAACAGCGACAATCGGCCAAAGAAAAACGGCATATGAAAAATTCCAAGACGGTGAAACCGTTGATATCGGATTAATCATTGCTGGTGCCGGTGACGCTACACATATCGGAAACTTAATCACGATTGCAGAGAACAGAAAAGACGCTGTTGTATTTGCAAGTCCTGAAAGAAGTGACGTTGTAGGTATCGCTGACGCAAATACACAAAAGAGTAATGTTGTTGCATTTTTCAATACAATCAACTCATCATCTTACGTAGTATTTGATTCAGGTTACAAATATATGTACGACAGATATAGTGACGTTTATAGATATGTTCCACTTAACGGAGATATCGCAGGTCTTTCAGCACGAACTGACCTTGTTGCAGACAGCTGGTT